AATTTATATTAATATTAAAATTTATATTAAATATTAATATTAAAATTACTATTAAATATTAATATAATATTTAAAAAATAATATATTAAAATTTCTATTAAATATTAAAATTTATATTAATATTAAATATAAAAAACTAATTTAATAAGTGTAACGATAGCTAAGTGTAACTAAGTTTTAACGCTCACTATTTCTAAAACACATCTCTACATCACCATCTTTACAAGAAGCCATATTACCATAGCAAAATCTAGCAAATTCGTTTTGATTGTTTGGAACACGCGTATTTGCGGTACTATAAAATTGCCTCATAGAACATTCAAAATCAAATTTATCTTCTCTACTATCAAATAATTTATTTCTAATAGTTTCATCATTATTAAAATTTGTAACTATAAAGTCTTGTGTTTCGCTATTTATTGCTCTTTCAACAGCTTTATTATATGAAGGCGCGGCCGGAAGGCGATTTGGATTATCCTGTATTTCAGGTAATAATATATTCATTACTGGATTTATAATTGTTGGATTAGTAAAATTATGCTTTACTTTATCATATATATTTTCATTGCTAAATGTTTCTCTCGTTTTTTGATTTTCATTATTATTATTATTCAAAACTTTATATGTAATTATTAAAAAAAATATTGAAACAATTCCTGTTACAACAATTTTATAATTATTTGAGACTACAAAGCCGGCTAAAGTTAATAATATAACTAATCTTGTTATAGCATTTAATTTTTGCTCTCGAGACATTTCGTCTAAAGGCCATAATTCTGATATATATTTTTTGCTAAATAAAATAGTTGGGTCATCTATCCAAAATGCAATATTTTCATGCTTAGCATTATTATTTTCACCAACACAAACGTTAGTAGCACAATTAGCATTAGTAGCATTAACATTAGTATTAGTAGCATCCAATTTAATAGTTTTGGTAATAATGTTATCAGTTAATAAAAGGTCGTCTTTCAATTGACCATTACTTGTTCCTATATATGTTTCATTAAAACCGTTAACCATAAGTTATTATATTATAATAACTTAATAATAAATTTTAATATTATTATTGTATAAATAGACTTTTTATACTTAAAAAAAAATTATTATTAATTATTTTATAAATTATTTAATAATAATAGTTTAATAATAGTTCAATAAACGCTAAAGATATTATTAATTCTTTTTCCTATGCGCCTTCTTCTTATTATTAGTACTGCGTTTAGAATGTTCATCATTTGATCGTGGAGTAGAAGCAGTAGAGTTACTATTTCCTTGATTTTTTATAATATCTTCAATAAAACTCGTATTTGATTTCATTTCTTCCATTAACGACGAGAGATTGGCTGTTAAATCTTGCAAATCATTTGCGTTCTTTGTATAAGCAGCATTTTGCGCAGCATTTTGCGCAGCATCTTGAGCAGCATTTTTTTGAGGATCTTGAGCAGCACAATCCTTATTATTTTCAGCCTTTTTCCGCATGCGCTCTTTCATTTTAGACATTTTAACATTTTGCTCCATCATATTTTGAAACGTATTTGGGTTAATTTTACCACCTTTAGGCATAAACTTGTCAAGGTTCATCGACTTTAAAATATCATTAAAATTGGTCATACCGGGCATATTTTTCATATTTTTGAATATTTCGGTTGCCTCTTCTAACAATTCGCTTTCTTTAATAGATCCATCTTTCATTTTGTTATTTATTTTCTTATTAATATTATCAATAAGACCCATCATTTTAGACGGATTTTTCATAAAACCTTTTAAAAGATCATTAACGTCTCCTAAATTTTCACTGTCTAAATCAAAGTCTTTCGACGTTTCTTCGGCTATTTCCTTAGCCAATGAACCAATTTTTCCATTTATTAAATTATTTAAATGCGAAAAAAGCTCCTCTTTATCCGGAATAGCATAATCATTGTGCTTATTATTTTTATTAGTATGTTCAGCATCAGCATCATTAGCATCATTAGCATGATTAGCATCAGCATCAGCATGATGATTTTTCATGTTTTCACTAAACTCTTTAAAATTATTTGATAAATCGTTAAACATAGTATTAAACAGACCTTCCATATTAGGAAGGTCGCCTAATCCATGACTGTCGTATTCGCCTTCTTCGCCATCTTCGTCATCTTCTTCTTCTTTACATTCTTGGTCATCATTATTTTTTTTAGGGACCTTATTTTCTTTAAATGAAAAAATATTGCTTAATTCTTCAACGGTGCTTTGAATTTTTGCCGATAAATTTTCGCTATCAATAATTTTAAGTAATTCTAATGAATTACCGAAAAATGATATATCATCAATAGATGTTATTATATTAAATAATAAGAGTTGCAAATATTTCCATATTGTTTGTTTAGTTTGTGAACTAGTATCGTCATAATATAAATCAGCAAAATCAATATCTGGCAAAAACATGGTGCATATAACATTATCATCTCTATTGCTATTTTTAACATTATCCTTATTTAAAAAAATATCCTCATTTTGGTATAATATATCAATGCTTCGCACCGCAAAAGTATGTTTGCAATATTCATACACATTATTAAGTGACGTCATAAAATTAATATCTATGCTATCCAAAGTTATAGAATTTATATATTCGTCGGCATTCATGTTTTCTTTGTAATGCGGTAAGCTATAATTAATAATAAGCTGATAATCTTTGTTATTTTCAATTAATGAACCTACTTTGTCATTAAAGCTACTATTTAAATCATTAAGTAAATCCTTGAAAATTTTATAAAAGTTAATAAGAGTAATAGCATTTACATTATTTAATGTAAACGCTTTTTTTTCGTGTTTTGATGATGTGTCTTCTTTTAAGCTTGTGTCTGCATCTGCATCTTTTAAGCCTGTATCCTCTACTTCTAAACCTGTGACTTCTAAACCTGTGACTTCTAAATCTGGCTTATTATTTTTACTTTTCATTAATAAGTAAAAATAATATTATAACTTTAAATAATAAAAAATATTAATTAATTATTTAAATTACTTAATTACTTAATATATTAAATAATATAAATTTTATAAACTAAACACCATTTCTTTCTTGTTCTAAATTTTTAACATTAATTTCGCCAATTTTATCAGGAATATAATCATCAGGTGGAGTTTCTATTTTATCACTATAATCTATGGTGGCATAACTATATAACTGCCTTAGTCCACCACTACCTTTGGCCGATAATTCATCGCTATTTTGGTCTAAATAACTAAAGTTATCGGACACAACTCCGCTAGATAACAAATCAAATTTAAATGCCGACGGCTCTCCATTAAAATTTGTAGCTTTTTGAACGGCTATTTCCTCAACCGGCTTTAAATAACTCATAATATTGTCTCCATATAATATTTTGTAATTATCATTTAATATCATTAGCGCAGGAACCGCATTAATAGTATTTGGAAGTAAAATTTCTTGGTTATTTTCTAAAACAACATAAGTAGTATTATTTCTAACTATGCGTTTGTCAATACATATATAATGAATATTACTTTTGATGCTTGATTTGGACAATATACTTAATATTTTTTTGCAATTTTCACAATAATTACTATAATATAAGATACAACTCATATTATTAAGTTTATATTAATATTTTTAATAGTAATTTTTAATATAATTTTTATGTATATTATATATTTTTTTTATTTTTTTTCAAAATTATATATTTTCTATAAATAAAATTGATTATTAAATTATTATAAATAATTACTAATATATCAATTATCAATAATCAATGCTAAAGATGCAAATGCTAACTGAAAAAACTAATTATGAGCCGCACCTTAACATTGAACTATTGACAGGTTCATTTATTGAAAATAAATTTAAAAAGATTTGTACGCAAGCTGTATATGATGCATATTTTAATGAAACTGAAATATGCAATTATTTGGTATATAGGTTGAACACAGAGTGCGAAGCATTTATTGAAGGCTTTCCGTTAGTTCTTGATTATATTGAATATATAAACATGTGTCGAATTGTAACTTGTGAAAATATTCCTGTTATTACGTATGTATATAATACACTATTGCGTGAGCCAGGAGATAGGGAGTTAATACCCGACGACGACGCATCATTAATCCTTAATAATATTCAATGCTTCTTTGATATTGATGAGGACAAACTAGTTAAAGATTTGTTAGAAGTAATAAATGAGAAATTTCTCATAAATCATAGTACTTAAAGCATAGCTAGAAGCTAGAAGCTAGAAGCTAGAAGCTAGAAGCTAGAAGCTAGAAGCTAGAAGCTAGAATTTATTACGTTTTTTTTAAGTGAATTCATAACATATTTTACTACAGTAATAGAATTTGCTTTGCTTCTTATAAAATAAAATATTGAAATCATATTTTTTTTGACATACATGACATATTATGTTGGTATAATTTAATATAATATTTTGTAGCTCGCTAGGTAAGTCGTTAATCATAATCAGTTATAGTACTAGCTATAACTTTAAATAATAATCACTATTCTTTTAATTATCAAACCTATGATTTATCAAACCTATTTTTAATATTTTCCAAAAATGTGTTAAGACTTTGAACGAAAGAGCACGACTTATAGCACACTAATTGCAACGTATGCCGTGTCTTGTTTTTATTATCGTAAATTAAATAGAATTTAGAGCTATCATTTTCATGGTCCTTAATTGAAATATATTTTGGCAACTTTACTATTTTTGGATCTTCAGTATTTACATGATTATTTACATGATTATTTACATCATTACTAACATCATTATTAACATTGTCTAAATCACCTAAAATTTTGATTATTTGATTTAATTTTTCCACAATAGTTATTTTATTGGACTTAGAAGAAATATAGGCCTTATTTTTTATTTGACATGGATGTTTTTCTATTTTAAAGTATTCTCTATATAGTTTTTGTTCAATATTATAACACTCTTTATAATAGTTAATATACTTAGGTATGCTTAAATGTAACAATGTATCAGGTAATTTAATAGCATTATGTTTCCTTATTCTCTTACATTCGTCTTTTTTTATTATAATATTTGATAAGTCATTCTTTGATAAGTCATTCATATATTATAATATAAAGAAAACAAAAACAAAATACAAAATACAAAATACAAAAAATAAAATATTAAAACCAAAACTAAAACACAACCGATTTAGTTAAATAAAGCCAAAAGAAAATACCTACAAACGCTTTAGCTATTAAGTCCAAAATATTATATCCAATCAATTTAGTTGCTTCATTTGTATAATAAAATAGTCCATATAATGACCATGTTCCTAAGAAAGTCCAGAATATGAATTTGGATTGGATAGTTATTTTTGATCCTGTCATAAAAAGCTTCCATATTGTCCCATATGTTAGAAAAAAGAATATAAAACCCATAAAACCTGCAATATTTTTATTTAATAGTCCAATCTCTCCACTATATCCAAATGCTAACATGGCAAAATTGAGAACCATTGTTAACACAAATGGAGTAAATTTTACTATTACTTTATTTTCATAGCCTAATACCATAGAGAGAACCAATAACATAAAAGGTGTAGTAATAGACCAGTCAATATAGCGCATATTATTAATTTTTTTTATAGGTATAACACTTAAAGGTTTAATTATAGCACTATCTGTATTGGCAATGTTATCAATAATGTTATTATTATTATCTTTACTATCATCTTTAACATTATACAAATTTTGCGCCTTATTTATTTCTTCAATAAATAGTCCATAAAAATAGCTTGCAACAATTGAAATGCAAGTTTCTAAATTCATAATGTGACGAATTTGAGGAATAGGGCTTCGTAATGCTTCTATTAATGTAATTGCGGTAGTGGTAAGTAAAAACACATATGTAATATAAAAACTACTTATAGCTAAAGATACGCTCATAATAATTTGTATTTATAATGTATTATAAAATAATTATTATATTATATTATATTTCATTATTTTCATTTAATTTTTATATTTATAAAAAATTAAATGAAAAAACATAAGACTTATTAGACTTATAAGACTTATTAGACTTATTATTTAATTGCTGTACGCTAGACCACCCATGCCAGACATAATGCGAAGAACGTTGTAGTTAACAGCATATACGCGGACTTTGGCGGTAGAAACACCCTGAACAGTCGCATTCGAAAGAACTAACTGTAAAGTGGCATTGTCAATGCGCGAGAAATTGCAGGTGCCCGATGGCTGGTGCTCTTCCGGTCTTAGAGCAAATGAGTAAACATTAATACCGGTGTCAGGCGCACGGGTGTGGTGCTGGAATGGCTGAACTAAATCGAAGTATGTGCCTTCACGCTCCGAGAAGCGATCCTGGCCGTTAAGCTGTAATTTGGCAACTACAACTGGATTTTCACCCCAGCAATGCATATCAATCGCGGTTTCAGCTAAAACGAATGTGCCGGCATCCGAAACACCCGATTCAGTTGTATTCATAGGACCACTAGCAGTTGATGGAGCAGCAATCGATGTAAATCCA